GATTGCTCTAACCCGTAGGGCATCATCCAAAGGGGTGTAGATTTTTACCAATCCGAGGGGCATGAATGGCAACAAAAGCGAGCAAAACAACCAAAAAGGAAGTATCTTCTGACAAAGACCTGGCGAAAGAGCGCAGGAAGAAAGAAATTGCGAAAGAGATCAAAAGACTTTCCGCGCAGTTTAAGAACATCGAGCCTGAAAAGATGGCCACGGTGAGATCCACGATTGAAGATGCAGCGTTTTTGACTGTTTCGATGCGCGAGCTTCGCGATCAGATAGCAGAAGAAGGCTATGAGAGCGAATACAAGAACGGAGAGAACCAATACGGCACAAAACAAAGCCCTGCAGTGCTGGCATACCTGCAGATGAGTCAGAAGCTCAATGCGGCAGTCAAAACATTGTTGAGTTGTCAGCCGAAGACAGAGGCGAAAGAGACTGATGACCGTTTCGATGCGTTTGTTGAGGAGCGTGGTGGTGATTGATAAGGTATCCGGATAACTACAACCCGATCAGGACCTACTGGGAGCGTATCCAGAGTGGGCAGGAGGTTGTGAGCGACAAGATCCGGAGGACATATGCCAAGATCATCAACGACATAGACCATCCGGGTGAGTACCACTACAGCGCAAAGCGAGCGAAACACATCATTGAGTTCTTTGAAAACTTCTGCCACCATTCCAAAGGTAAAGCGGGCGGGCAGCTCGTGATCCTGGAACTGTGGGAGAAAGCATTCCTGGCGACTGTGTTCGGTTTCGTTGACGCGAACGGATTGCGGAAGTACCGCAGAGCAATCCTGATCGTTGGCAAGAAGAACGGCAAGAGCCTTTTGGCATCCGGTATCGGCTGCTATATGCTGATCGGTGATGGTGAGGCTGGCCCGGAGTGTTACGCAGTAGCGACAAAGCTCGACCAGTCCAAGATCATATGGGAAGAAGCAAAGCGGATGGTCAACAAGTCGCCGGTGCTCCGCAAGAGAGTAAAACCGCTTGTGGCGTGTCTATCAAGTGAAGCATTCAACAGTGGAAAGTTCCGGCCACTGGCATCTGATACGAACACGCTGGACGGTCTCAACATCCACTGTGCATTGATGGACGAGATCCACCAGTGGAAGAACGGCAGGGCACTGTATAACATCATCGCCGATGGTGTGGCGGCCCGTGAGCAGCCGCTGATCCTGATAACGACCACTGCCGGAACGGTCCGCGATGACATCTACGATGATATCTATGACGAGACCGAGCGGATCATCAGCGGATATGGAGATCCGAACGGATACCGGGACGAAAAGACCATTGCATTTGTCTATGAACTCGACAAGCGCAGCGAGTGGACGGATGAGAAGTGCTGGAAGAAGGCAAATCCCGGACTCGGCACAATAAAGAACCTTGAAACCTTACGGCACGAAGTAGAAAAGGCAAAGCAAGAGCCGATGCTGGTCAAGAACCTCGTGTGTAAGCAGTTCAATATCCGCGAGACTTCATCCGAGGCATGGCTGACATTTGAACAGCTTGACAACAAGGAGACCTATGACATCAAAGCGTTAAAACCGCGCTACGGTGTCGGCGGCATCGATTTGTCTTCCACGATAGACTTAACTTGTGCCACTCTGCTCTTCCAGGTACGCGGGGACGATCGCATCTACATACACCAGATGTACTGGATACCGGAAGACAACCTTCAGAAACGGATACACGAGGATAAGATCCCATATGATGTCTGGATCGAGCAGGGATGGTGCAGGTTATCTCCGGGCAACAAGATCGACTATCGGCAGGTGGTCGATTGGTTCACGGAACAGCAAGAGCAGAATGACATCTACATCTGGCGATGCGGCTATGACTCGTGGAGTGCGAAGTACTTCGTGGACGATATGGAGAACCAGTTCGGCAAGGGCGTGATGGAGCCGGTCATCCAAGGCAAGAAAACCTTGAGCGCACCGATGAAGAACCTCGGAGCGGACTTGACGAAGAAGCTGGTGGTATATAACAACAACCCGATCCTGAAGTGGTGTCTGATCAATACCTCGGTGGATGTGGATAAAAACGACAACATCCAACCGATGAAGGTCAACGAAGGACGGACAACGCGCAGGATCGATGGTGTGGCATCACTACTCGATGCATATGTGATCCGGGACAAGTACCTGGAAGAATACAGAACGATAATGTGAGATTGAGATATGGGACTGTTTAACAAGACAAACAAAAGAGAAGCAGAGAAGACGGTCTACAAAATGATCGTTGACCGTGGAAATGGCTTCTACGGTTGGGATGGCAAATTGTACCGGTCCGATATCGTTCGGGCGTGCATCAAGCCGAGGACGAAAGCGATCGGCAAGTGTGTTGCAAAGCATATCCGCACGACCGAGAAACAGACGGCGGAAGGCGTGATTAAGACCATCGATGTCAATCCGGTGCTCAACATCCGATTCTTGCTGGAAGAGCCGAACGCATACATGACCGGCCAGATGTTGCAGGAGAAGGTTGCGAATCAGTTATCGCTGAACGGCAACGCGTTCATCTACATTATGCGCGACAACAACGGCATCCCGGTTGGATTGTATCCGATCCCGGCGAGTACTGTCGAGGCACGATATGATGAAACAGGCAATCTGTGGATGCGGTTCTACTACGAAAACGGCAAGAACGATGTGATCCCGTATGAAGACATCATCCACATACGTGATGACTACTTCAACAATGACATCTTCGGAGACAGTCCTGCAGAAGCTCTGGCATCCGTGATGGACTCCGTCACAATGGCAGACCAGAGCATGCGGAACGCGATCAAAAACAGTGCTGTTGTGCGCTGGCTTCTGAAGTTTACATCTGCGCTTCGTCCGGAAGATATGAAGGAGCAGACGAAAAAATTCGCCGAGGATTATTTGAGCGTAGAAGAAGGCAGCAATATCGGTGTAGCTGCAACGGATGCAAAGGCGGATGCCAAGCAGGTCGAGCCGCATGACTATGTACCGAACGCGGCACAGACAGACCGCCAGACGCAGCGCATATATGCGTACTTCAACACCAACGAGAAGATCGTACACTCGACCTATACAGAGGATGAATGGATATCGTACTACGAGCAGGCCGTGGAACCGATCGCGGCGCAGATGTCGAGAGAGTACACACGCAAGTTATTCTCTCGTCTGGAACGGTCACGAGGAAACACGATCGTGTTTGAATCTTCGGCATTGACCTTCGCAAGCATGAAGACCAAGCTGAACCTCGTGCAGTTCGTTGACCGCGGCATTATGACACCGAACGAGATCCGCGGATACTTGAACCTTGTGCCGATTGAAGGCGGCGACCAGGCACTGCTCCGGAAAGACACCGGCATCTTCGGTGAGGATCCGGAAGAAGGGAATGAAGAATGAAAAATATCGATGTAAGGGGCACGATCTGCTCCAATGACGAAAAAGAGATCTATGAGTGGTTCGGCATTGAAGCCACCGCGCCGAAGGATGTCAACAAGGCACTGATCGAAGCTGATGGTGATGATATCACGGTGTTGGTAAATTCCGGCGGCGGCGATCTGATGGCAGGTAATGAGATGTACAGCCTGCTGAAACGCTACGAAGGCGCGACCACTGCAGAGATCACCGGCTTCGCGGCATCCGCTGCAACGCTTGTTTGTTGCGGTGCGGATAAATGCGTAGCGAACCCGGGCATCCAGTATATGATCCACAATGTATCGAGCATTATGGGCGGCGACCATCGCGATATGGAGACGATGGCAGAAGTACTGCAGACCGCCGATGTGTCGATCGCGAACATCTACCGGCTAAAGACTGGACTCACCGAAAAGGAACTTCTCAAGATGATGAGCCACGGCACACAGAATAACGGCCTATGGATGGATGCGAAAAAAGCCAAGGAATACGGTTTTGTGGATGAAATCAAAGGTGATGACGGCAGCCTTGCTGGTCCGATCACGATATACAACAGTCTCTTCGCTACCGTACTCAACGAGGAGATGAAGGAACGATTCAGGGAGGCAAAGCTCGGCAACGAGCAGGCTGAACTGAAAAAACAACAACTGGCAAGGCTTGCCCTGCTAAAACTCAAAGGAGGAATGAGAAATGTTTAAGAATCATGAAGAGTACCAGAAACTCAGAAATGACCTGCTTGCATCTGCTCAGGCGGCAATCGAAGCAGGCGACAACGAAGCATTCGAAGCAAAGACCAAAGAAGTCAATGAACTGGATGCAGCTTGGGATGTGTTCGCACGTCAGCAGGCAGATTTGAACGCGCTGAAGGGCGCAAGCAAAGCTCCGCTTGCTATGGTGCAGAACACTGTAGCACAGAACGACAGCGATATGGAATACCGCAAAGCGTTCATGAACTACGTGATGAAGGGCACCCCGATCAAGATGCAGAACGGTACTGACTATCAGACCACCACATCCGATGTCGGCCCGGTGATCCCGACCACGATCATGAACCGTATCGTTGAGTTGATGGAATCTAACGGCAACATCCTGGCAAAGGTAACACGCACAAGCTTCAAGGGTGGCGTAAAGGTTCCGGTATCTTCTGCAAAGCCGACCGCAGTATGGCTGGCAGAGCGTGCAGGCGGCAACACCCAGAAGATGGATGTGTCCGGCTCTGTAGTATTCGCATACTACAAACTGAAGGTTTCCGTAGCAGTATCTCTGATCGTTGAGAACGTGACTCTGGACATCTTCGAGAAGACACTGGCTGCAAACATCGCAGAAGCAATGGTTCGCGCTCTGGAAGATGCGATCATCAATGGTACCGGTTCCGGACAGCCGAAGGGTATCCTGGCAGAGACCGCTGCAGCTACCATTGAGGCAGATGTAACCGCAAGCACCGGCGATGGCGTAACCTATGCAACTCTGCTCGCAATGGAAGGTGCACTGCCGACCGCATACGAGAACGGCGCAGAGTGGGTTATGAACAAGAAGTTCTTTTACAACTACATCCAGGCAATCGTTGATTCCAACGGCCAGCCGATCGCAAGAGTGGATGCAGGTATCGATGGCAAGCTGGTTCACACCATCTTCGGCCGCCCGGTAAACTTCACCGATCATATGGCAGTGCCGACAAACGACAATCCGACCGGTGTATTTGCTT